TCCTCGCCCTCTGGTACGCGCTCAATTAATGTGACGTTATCAGCATCAGGATCGAAACCAAGATCTTCTTCTAGCTCGATGTCCTTTTCTCTCTCTGCCCTCTTAGCGTCTGACTTATCCTTTAGCTTTCGCCCGGCAGTCTTGACAGCTCCGGTTGCTACGTCAATTATCTTGCCGCCAGCCATACCAAGAGCGCCACCAGTAACAGCATTAATTGCACGTTCCTCTGCGCCTTCACCAGAAAGAGCGCCATAGGTAGCACCTTCTATGCCTGCCTGTTTTGCAACAGACTTAACGCCAATCTTGCCTAGAGTTTTAAAGAAGCCATACCCTGTAGGTATAGAAGCTATAAGCTCAAGAGGCAGGGCATACTCAGCAAGGTTTGGATTCTCTTCCTTGAATCGGCGGCGAGCTTCCTCGTATTCCGCCTTCGCTTCTTCGTAAGTATCATCACTTGTTGCAGCTTGGGCTATTGCCACTAGCTCACCAAGACCACCAAACGTAAGACCCTCGCCTGCCTCTATGACCAAGCCTTTTAATCCATCAAAGAAGTCTGAGTCTTCCGAATCACTGGCCGCATATACGCTTTCAGGTATGACAAGCTCGGCTGCTTTTTGATCAAAGCTTGCCAGTATAGATTCGGGTATTACTAAGCCCTTAACCTCTGCTGTTGGAGTGTTGTCCTCATCAGCTTGGTTTAGCGCCTCTCTAATACTATCAGGAATAATCAAATCCATTTTATTAGCAGCCTTATTATCTTGCGTTTATGCCATTTTCTCTTAATTTCATAGCGGCACTTTTTCTATTTTCAGGGGTGTTTGGAACCTCATTATAATCAATGATTTTGGTTATCATATCCTCAAACTTTGCATTCATTAATAGCTTTTCTGATCTCCTCCAGGCTTCAGGATAGTTTTTCTGTAGCCAGCTTGTAATTTGTGCAACAGTTTCTTCGGCGTTCATTCCTGATACCAAGCCAACAATTTCCTTGTGCTCCTCAGGAGTCATCTCTTCTGTAATAACTTCTTCTATGTCATCAGCCCAAGGCGCATCCATAAAAACATCGCCAGCTTTAGCTATAGATTTTAGCGTAAAGCTAACAAAAGCTTCCGCCTTTTCTTTATTCATTGCGCCTTCTCTATTATTTAAGCTATTAATTTTGTTTTGAGTATCTGCTGCAACTGCGGTCCTATAGTTAGCAAGGTTGGCATGTACATCTCCAGATATTGGAATTTCTTTATCTCTTAAAAATTTCTCTTTTTCAGGAGTCCATTGTTTATCTGAAATACTCTCCCTATATTCAGATATAGCGGCCTCTTGTTGTAGCGCCTTTTCTTCTGACGCTCTAACGGCAGCAGCAGAGGAGTTTCTTGCCAATGCATTCCATGCATCAGTTCCGTACTGCGCTTTATCAAGCTCGCTTATTTCTGCCTCTAGCCTTGTTGTGTTCATCTCAATTCTTGAAGTAAGTGCAGCAAGTTCCATGTCATTCTTTTTTGTTGCCACTCCCTTCTGTACATCTGGATCGCCGCTAAGAACTTCAATGCGGTCAACAAAAGCTTGCCTTGCGGCCATCGGTATATTCTCGTCCTCAATGGCTCTTTCCATTTCCAAAATAGAATCAATTTTATTTTGCAGCGCAGTATTTTTAGTACTTGCTGTCATGCCGTTTAGTTCTTCAATAGCGGCCTTTAGGTTATTCCTTGCCTCTTCATTGGGCGCACTATCAAGCATCCCAATAAGCTGTTGCTTACGTTGAGACAAGGCTGCAATGTCACCCTGTTCGGCAGCGGCTTCGCCTTGATACTGAGTCTTGGTTGCTTCTGTATCAAACTGTGCGGCCTCTCTCCGAGCAGGCATACCTCCTATCTGCTGACCAAGATCAAATAAACCCTGGGTATATGAAGGGTTAGCTAGAGAATTTATTAAACCTGATGCAAATGACATTTGATTCTCCTAATTACTTGAACAGGCCAGAAAGTAAGCCACTTCCAACAGCGCCCATAAGGTTTGCCTGACCCTGACCAGCGCCCAGTAATGCAGAAAGACCACCCATAGATGACTGGTTGTACAAATCTGCACCAGACAACTGACCACGTTGCTGAAGCTGAGAGTACATCTGTGAGCCTTGCTGTAGTGCATTCAACTGAGACTGTGGCGTATATGCACCAGCCAAAGATCCCATTGCTAACTGCTGCTGTGCGGCCTGTGTAGCTAGGTCACGAGCGCCAAGCTGCGAACCAAGGTTGGTGTACATATTACCAATTTCAGCCTGCTGTAGCTGCTCTGCTTGCGCCTGCTGGGATGCCATTAGTGAAGCTTGGTTCTGAGCTTCTGCCTGAGCCTTAGCCATTGCTAATTGCTCTGGTGTTCCACCGTACATATTTGTTGCAACACCGCCACGGCCTTGACTAAACAACCGCTCTTCAAGAGCCATGCGTTGACGCTCTTCTTCAGGGCTTTGCATAGCCCGTATGTTGCCATAAATATCGTTGCGTCTTTGAGTTTGATCCTGCCCAACCTGTCCCATAAACTGCTGACCAAGACCGTAGGCTTGACCACCAGCCGCTTGCTGATTAGCGTCACCAGAAAATCCTTGGGAGGCTCGTTGAGCAGCGTCACCCATAAGCGCATCTTGGATAGCCTGCTCTTGCTTACCAAGCTGCATAGTTGCACTTCCATCAGCGCCAACATTAAACTGGCCGCCAGTACTAGAGGTAACACTAAAGGGCTTAAACTGCGTTTGCTCTAACGATTTGTCGGCTGCAACTTGAGCGCCTGAATATGCACGATCACCAATGTCACCAAGATCGCCATAAGCCTTATTAACAGCGGCTAATCCTGCCGCTCCTATAGCGGCTTTTCCTATATCTGATCCAGTGATATCACCGAATAGCCCGGCAATAGCGCCTGCAATTCCACCTTTGGCAGCGTTTGAGCCGTCTCCTCGTGACTGCATAAGAGCCTGTGGTTGAGCGGCGCTCATTGTAGGAGTATCCCTGCCCGTCATTTGACTAAATTGCTGCTGAAGCGCGGGATTAAATGCAGCACCCTGACCAGCGCCCAGTAATGCAGAAAGACCACCCCCCATTTGAGGGGATTGGCCGCCACTCATTTGCCCGGCAAACTGACCACCAGCAGGCAATGAGTTTATGTTAAACGGCATTTGTCCGCCTCCCGATTGAAAACCCGGCTGGCTTTGAGTAAGCATTGGCATTGGTTTAAGAGTCGGTGCTTGACCCCCGCTCATTTGAGGAAATTGGCCGCCACTCATTTGACCAAAATTTGGTCGGGGCATATTTCCAGGCAAGGAGTTTAAGTTAAAGGGAACTCTGCCACCCGCATACTGACGAGGCGCTTCATTTGGATTGTAGTTCATAGGCATCTGGGACATTAATATGACCCTCCATCAATAGTACCTGTAGATAACGTTCCCAGCACTAGCGTAGGGATTGTAACTTGATTTAAGAAACTAACATTACCGGATAGGTCTGCCTTGGTAGCAATAGCTGTGGCAATGTCATTGAATTCTTTGCTGAACTCAGATCCACGGATGATCTTGCCGGCATCTCCCGGTGGAAGCTCGTCCTTGTTTCCAAAGTCCGTTGATACTGTGTAGTTGCTCATATCGTTTTACCCATTAGTACTAGTACATTAATTTCTTGCAATGATAAAGGGAAGCCATTGATGTCTGCTTCCATTCCTATTGTTAATATAGAGCCATTTCCTGTGGCGTTTACTACCTTTCTAGACGTTAGCACACCACTTGTAAACTCAGAAAACTTAGGATTAGGAGTGCCATCTATATCTGGAAACTGTGCAAGACCGTTCTGAAATATCTTTAGGTTTTCATTTGTGGCTGGGTCAATAACATCTAAGTCTCTTGGATCTGAAAAGTAATAGACAACTTGGTTGCCAGTAACATACGCCTGACTCTTGTAGTTTTCGCTTAAATCATAAGACCAGTAAAGAACAACGGTAGAGTTGTTAGCCCCAATAACAGTAGGTCTTAGTTTCTTTAGTATCTTCAAACTAGAAGGATCACCAAATGTTAAGCCCGGACTGTAGTATCTAAAGCGATAAGGCTGACCATTATCTTGATAGCCGTCATACTCTCCAACACCATTAGCACTGCCAACGTAGAGAGTTCCATTAGGCGTTCTTTCAAATGCAGCAAAGATGCTAGAAGGCCAGCGTGTTACTCGATACCCTCCGCTTTCTAGTCGAGTCTTTAAATCAAAACAGTAAGTAATATTCTGTTCTTGAAACGTAACTAAGTAAAAAGAATTCTCTGGGCTGTAGACAGATGACGTAGGTTGAATCCTACTTTCAATAGCCTCGATAAACTCAGTCTTTATGCTAATGCTAAGGTCTGATATAGGCATTGATTTTTCTTCCACAACCCTACCAAAGCTACGTAAACCAGAGTTAGATATAAACAGTACATCACTGCCTATGTGTTGAATTGAGTTACGGCATATACATCCCAGCCCACCAATAGTATCCGCTAAAGACATATTAGCTGGCGAGTTAGCGCCTTGGTAAACGATAATACTATGCTTACCAAATACAATTAGTAGGTTGTTGTGCGCTGCCAAAGCGCGTATTTCATCGTGACCATCAGGCCAAACCTTAGATACATCAATAGACCCAGACGATCCATTAAAGAAATCAGTACCTATCAGTAAGTCAGACCAGTAAATAGTCTGCCTATTACTACCGGAGTCCGTTACCCACAAACGCCCATAAGCCCCTAGTGCCTCGTGACAATAAAGGTTAGAGTTTGTTGGTGATCCGGTTGCGCCTTCAAATGTACGCAAGCCATTAGTGCTGTCATAAACTAAAGGCTCATGACCCCTCTGAAAGAAGTAAGCCTTCTCATTAAAGTTAACCATCTTCCAGTTGTTTGCAGATATTGAATATCCAGCATTAACAATAGCTTGCGACTCATCTACCAGCACATCTGTGCCAGAAAGTATCTTGTTGTTTCCTACGCTAAATAACTTAGAAGCACCTGTGTTGTCATAAAAATAATTCATTTTATGAATACGGTCGCTGCCAAGCTCTGTCTTGCTTGTTGTTATTGCCTTATATCCTTTACGCGCAGCAATACGTCCACGCTTGTCAATAACTGCGTTGTCCGCAATATCAGCAAACGAGGGATCCTGCGCTAAAGGAGAGTCTTCTGTGTTAACTCCCTTAAACGCTGGAGCAACTAAGTTAATACTCTGTAAAGGTTGAGCCATAGTCGCCTCTTATGAAACATACCAAGTAATTTCGTCCGGGTGCTTCTGTGCATCAAAAGCAATCGCATCAGACATATACTTATCAGCAATGCCAAAGTACTCTGCTGCACTAGTTCCGCCAGTTTCACCACGCTCTCTGGCTAACAAAGCAATAGCCATATGAAGAACGGGCATGTGCGGAATAACTAATTTATCTGAGTCAGCAGATAAAATCTCTGGCCGTATAACCTGTTGATTCTCGCCATAGATAGTTCCACGATGAATGACGTTAACTCTTATGTTATAAGCCGCATCTGGTATTGGGTAAATGTCTATCTGAGTATCCCCGTCATCGTTAACGCCGTTAAAGGTATAGCTTTGTGGCGAGCCAGACCCAGGCGTTTGATTAAGGAATGTGTTGTTAAACCAAGATGATGACTTGTAATCCATAAAGTTATTAGAGGTATCGTTTATTACATCTAATACATTTATTTTGTTTTGACTGCCAAGAAGTGAGTAGTTAAAAACTCCTGGCGTAGTAGTAATTGTTATTGTGGTACGTAAAGCAGACCAGTCCCACGCAGACTCTACAAATTGCTTTGCGTCATTAACAAAGTCACCGACTAACTTGCTGTAGGAAGACTCAGACACACTAGCAACCTCGTCTTCACGCATTCTACGTAAGACGTTATTTACCAAATCTAAATATGTCATATAAGATCACCAAATAAACCTTTAGTTATGCTCATGCTTTCATAAACCTTTTGAGCAGGCAGAGTATCAACTTGTTGCTGTTGAATTAAAGCAGGTATATCAAGTGGGCCGTAAGAAATACCAGAGTAAAAAGGACTAAACTTACCTTCACCGCC